TGAATTCTCCTGAGCTTTCAGACCCTGCCGTTTGCCGCGGAGCAGACCCGATCCTCCACGCCGACGCCGTTGACACGGCTTGGACGCGCACGTAAACACCCGCGCGACGGGGCTGTAGCTCAGATGGGAGAGCGCTGCAATCGCACTGCAGAGGTCAGGGGTTCGAATCCCCTCAGCTCCACCAGGCAGTCGGCGCAAATCGACGTGATTTCCCAGGGTCGCAAATAGTCCGACATTTCCGTAACCTGTGCGGAGAGAACTAGTCTCTGCGGTCGGTTTGGCGCGTTCAGGCGACTGTTCTCGGCGCATAACGCTCAAAGTCTCTGGCCGCAAGATTCCGTTTCCAGAGTTGCTGTTCTCCACCCCCCCCGACAAGTCAGCAAAGGTGGACGGTCTTTACGCCCGCGCCGCGAGTCCGAGTGGGCGCCATTGGTCCGGCCAGGCCATCGGCAGATCAACAAGACGCTTGAGACCGTAGCCTCGCGGCAGGCGTCCCTCGACCGCCGCCTTGACGATGTCCGGGGCCAGGAATGCGAGCGACAGAGTCATCCGGATCGAACGCTCGGTCTTACCCTCTCGCAAGACGAGCGATTCCAAAGACTGGCATGGATCGGACAGAAGTTCGTCCAGCCAGCGATGGGCGTCGCGGAGGGCGCCGAGAAGGATCGCACGCGCGTTGGCGCGCATTGGCCGAGCGGTGGTCTTCCCATCGGTGACGCCCTGCATGATCTCGCGCTTACGATGGGGCGAGGGCGCCGTCCACGGAAGCGTCAGCATCCTAGCGCCCGCTTCTGCCTCGACAGCTTCCGACAATTGGACCTGGATCGCCGTGCGGCTGATCGTGACGCGATCGATCAGGTCGCGAACGTCGACCCGCGACGTGCGGTGGTCCGAAGTAACTTTGCCGGCGGCCTCAACGACCAGCTCTTCGAGAGCTGCGGCTGGAACGCGAATGATCGAACCCGCTTTGGCCTTGTCGCCCTGCAGGGTCGCCTGGGAGACATAATAGCGCCAGCGCTTTGAGCCCTTTTTGGCTAAGGAGGGACTCATCCGATTGCCGCGATCGTCGAACAGCTTTCCCGCGAGCAGAGCCTCGGACGCTTGGCGCGTTCTCTTCGCCATCAGGGCTCCATGACGGTCGCTAAGAAGCTGCTGGACTTGCTCCCATAAGTCTCGGGACACGATCGGCTGGTGCTGGCCTTCGTGGACTTGGCCCTTATGGCCGATCCGCCCGACATAGATCGGGTTCGACAGGATCTTGTAGATATGGCCTCGGCTGAGCGGACTGCCGCCCGTCGACCGGCCTGCGCCATCGATGCGGACCGGAAGCCGAAAGCCCTCAGCGTCCAGTTGCTGTTTGAGACGAACTACGCTTCCCGCCTCGAGATATCGCCGGAAGAGGGAGCGCACGATCTCGGCATGAGCCTCGACGATGTGCAACGCCCGATCCTCTACCCGGTAGCCAAGGGGGACCACGCCGCCCATCCACATCCCCTTCTTCTTTGACGCGGCGATCTTGTCCCGGATCCGCTCGCCGGTGACCTCCCGTTCGAACTGGGCGAAGGACAGAAGCACGTTGAGGGTCAGGCGTCCCATGCTGGTGGTGGTGTTGAACGATTGGGTCACCGACACGAAGGAAACGTCGTGCTTGTCGAACATCTCGACCAGTTTGGCGAAGTCCGCGAGCGATCGGGTCAGCCGATCGACCTTATAGACGAAGATCACGTCGATCCGCCTGGCCTCAACGTCGGCCAGAAGCTTCTGCAGCGCCGGTCGGTCCATCGAGCCGCCGGAATAGCCGCCGTCGTCGAAGTGATCCCGGATCAGTCGCCAGCCCTCATGCGCCTGGCTCTTGATGTAGGCCTCTGAGGCCTCCCGTTGAGCGCCGAGGGCGGTGTCAGAGCAAAGACTGGCGGATCGCTGCGTCGTGGTAAGCTCGCTCAATGACCGACCCTTTCCGATATTTCAACAGCTCGCCAGAGGTCATCCGTCTGGTCGTGATGATGTACCTGAGATATCCGCTGTCGCTGCGCAACGTTGAGGACTTGCTGGCCGAACGCGGGGATCGACATCAGCCATGAGACCGTCCGGTTCTGGTGGAACCGGTTTGGCCCGATGTTCGCCGCGGAGATCCGCGAGAGACGCGTCGCGCACATGCGCGGCTATCCTCAGTGGCGCTGGCATTTGGATGAGGTCTTTGTGAGGTCAACGGCAAGCTCTGCTATCTCTGGCGCGCCGTCGACCATGAAGGCGAGGTTTTGGAGGCGGTGGTCACTGCGAAGCGAGACCAGGCTGCGGCGCTGAAGCTTCTCAAGCGGATCATGAAGAACTACGGCCAGCCGCGCAGCATCGTGACCGACGGGCTTTGCTCTTATTCCGCAGCGCTGAAAGAGTGGGCAAGGCTGATCGGCACGAAGGGGGTGGCCGCCTCAATAACCGGGCGGAGAATTCTCATCAGCCGTTTCGACGACGAGAGCGCGCTATGCGGCGGTTTCGAAGCACGAACACGCTGCAAAAATTCAGCTCAATTCATGCTGAGGTCCACAACCATTTCAATCAGGAGCGCCATCTCGTCACCCGCCGAGTTTACAAGCACAGACGCTCTACCGCATTGGCCGAGTGGTGCGCTCTCGCGGCTTGAATGCCGCTTCGTGGTAGGCGTGTCGCGCCACGCACAGTCGAGCTGCCGTTACTCTGACAAAGCCCTTCGGGCGTCCGCCTCGTCATACGCGCTTCAGGGCGGGGCAGTCGGGGAATCCGAAGGGCAAGGCCAAAGGCGCCGTCAATCTGGCGACGGATGTCCAGGACGAACTCGCAAAGCGTATCCGCATCCGCGAGGGATAAGAACCTAAAGGTCGAAACAGCGAGCGCTGGTCAAGGCGCTTCTCGCTCGGGCTCTCAAAGGCGACACGCGCGCCGGAGGGCTGGTGCTGCAGCTCGTCGCCAAGCTCATCAGTCCAAACGGCGAGACGCCGCCCGAAACTACCGCCGATCTTGATTCCGCCGACGTCGCCATCATTGAGCGCTTTCTTCGCCGTCGGGAGGAGAATGCCCAGTAGCTAATCTGCGTATCGTCTGTGACGCTTTCTTCACGGTCGACCTCAAATTGAAGGTTCTTCCACAATGAATGACAGCGCCGCCGCGCGACGCGTACTGCGCGCCGCTCTTGCGACCGACCTGGTCGCTTTTTTGGAGCGCGCGTTTCGCGAGATCGAGCAGCGCGAGACGCTTCTCCTCCGTCCCCACGTCGAATTTTTTTGCGCCGAGCTGATGCGGGTCGCGGCCGGCGTTGAAAGGCGGCTCATTCTCAACCTGCCGCCTCGGCACCTCAAATCGATCCTGGCCTCAGTCGCCTTCCCGGCTTTTCTTCTCGGCCGCGACCCGCGCCTGCGCATCGCCGTGGTCTCGCATTCGCAGGACTTCGCGCGCAAATTGGCCTTGCCGTGCCACCGGACGGTTTCTTGAGAAAACCGATGCACAATCAGGGCGTTAGCTAGGTTATTTTCCGCGGAATCGGCGCGGAATCGGCAAAATTCCCTGCATTTTCCCTGCTAGCAGGGAATTTTCCGCGTGGAGACCGGTTCGGCGGGACTGCGTCCGCCACCAGGAAGCCGCTCGGAACTGCCTTAGTTTCCTTGCGCCGCCGAACGGACCGAAATCCCCGGCGTTTAGCGCGAGCGATTTCGGTCTCAGGTCGCCTGTAGACGGATCGCGCCTGCCCCGTTACTCGAGGTTCGTGTGCCGGGCGCGCATCGTCTCCGAGGTCTCGCCGAGGCGTTGGCGCAGCTTCAGGATCGCGAGCTCGAAGGCGATCATCTGCGCGGTCTCGAACAGCGATCCCATCGGCAGGACCGAGAGCTTGCCGCCGCGATCGTCGGCCATTGTCTGGGCGGGAATCACAGTCACGACGTCGACATGCTTGGCGAGCCGGCCGGCGGGCTGGGCGGTGACGAGCGCGGTCACCGCGCCAGCCTTGCGCGCGACGTCAACCAGCGTTTGCGCCGTCGCGAGATCGCCCGGCCCGGCGGAAGCGATGAAGAGATCGCCCGGACCGAGCGCAGGCGTCGTCATGTCGCCCCAGACCGCGACGTCCCGGCCCATGTGGAAGAGGCGCATGGCGAAGCCGCGCATTTGCAGTCCCTCACGGCCGAGACCGAA